ACTCAATGGATGCAATTATTTCAAGAACTGTTACTTTTCAAGGAACTGGTGCATTAACTGTAGGTACTGTATAATCCTAATTTATGTCAGTTATTGATAGAGTTAAATCTCATTTTGAAACTCTTAAAACTATCACTATTGAAGTTGAGGAGTGGAAAGACGAGCATGGTAACGCTAGTGTATTCTATTCTGAACCATTAACCCTTGAAGAAAAAAACATTATCTTTAAGAAGTCTAACAACTTTCAAGATTTAACTATTCTTGTAGATTTGCTTATAATGAAATTGCAAATCAAAAATGATAAAGGCGAAATGATTAAAGCCTTTAGCCCAGAAGATAAATTTGCATTAAGAAAAAAAGCAGACTCAAATGTTATTTCAGAAATTGCTAATAAAATACTTTTAGATACTAATTACGAGGACGCTGAAAAAAAGTAGATAGCGACCCTGATGTTAGGTCGCTTTTGATAGTAGCAGATAGATTACACATCACAATCCAACAAGTTCTTGATATGCCTGTTAGCCATTATAATCTTTGGTTAGCTTACTTGAAAAAAGAGCAAGAACAGTATAAAACGAAACAATCATTAGCAGAAGCAAGGAAGTTTAAATAATGGCACAAAAACTTAATATAGACATAGTAGCAAAGGATAGGTCGAAACAGGCTTTAAATGGTGTCCAAAAATCTTTAGGTAGATTAAAAAATTCTGTATTTAATTTAAGAAATGCGTTTTTAGGTTTAGGTGCTGGTCTTGTTGTTAGAAATTTAGTTAATACAGGAAAGCAATTAGAAAATTTAAGAACTAGACTAAAGTTCTTGCTTAAAGATACAAACGAGGGTGCAAAGGCATTTGAGAATATGACCAAGTTTGCATCTAAAGTTCCTTTTTCACTTGAGGAGATACAGGCTGGTGCTGGTATTCTTGCAACAGTAACAGATAATGCTGATGACTTACAAAAAATGTTAGAGATAACAGGGAATGTTGCATCTGTTACAGGATTAGATTTTAGAACTGCTGGAGAACAAATACAAAGATCATTTAGTGCTGGTATAGGTTCAGCAGATATATTTAGAGAAAAAGGTGTTAGAAATATGCTTGGCTTTAAAGCTGGTGCAACTGTATCTATTGAAGAAACAGTACAGGCATTTGAAAAAGTATTTGGTAAGGGTGGAAGATTTGGAAATGCAACAGATGAATTAGCACGAACATTTGAGGGTACTTTATCAATGATAGGAGATAAAGTATTTAATTTTAAAAAGGTTTTATTAGAAGCTGGATTTTTTGACGAACTTAAAAATCAATTTGGAAGTTTAGATAAATTCTTGGAAGATAATGCAAAACAATTAGATGAAATAGCAACATCAGTTGGTAAAAATTTAGCACAAGGAATGGTTAAGGTTGTTCAAATAGGTAAAGATTTAATTCCTACACTTCAAAATATTGGTAAAATTTTAAAAAATATTGGAGATGGTTTTATGGCCTTACCACCATTTATTAGAACAAGTGGTATTATAGGTGCATTTTTATTTGGTAAAAAAGGTTTAGTAGCATTAGCTGGTGTAAGTTTGTTTGTTGATAAAGTAAAAGATTTAATTGCAGAATCTAAAATTAGAATGGGTATTTTTGATTTAGAAAATATTGATAGTGTAGATGCAAAAATTAAATCAATCACTCAGCAAATAGATGAGTTAGAGAATAATAAAATAAGTTTAAATTTTGAAGATGAGGGAATTGAAACAAAAGGTATAGATAAAAAAATTAACAAACTATTAAAAGAACTAGAAATTTTAGAAGAACATAGAAAAACTTTACAGAACTTAAATAAAGTTCAATTAGAATCAAACCACCATATGTTTGAAATGAGTAATGGTGCAATTAAAGTAGCAGAAAGCATGAAAGAAGTTACTAAGTTCACATCTTTATCTAATCATCATATGTTTGAAATGGCTAATTCAGTCGAAAAATCTAAAGGTGCATTAGAGGGTTTTAAAGAGGGATTAACTAGTTCATTTGATGTAACTATTTTTGATAGATTTAAAGAAGCTGGAGAAACTTCAATGAACTCTTTAAAAAACACTTTAACTGATTTTGTAGTGACAGGTAAAATGAATTTTCAATCATTAAAAGAGGCTATTATAAGATCATTAGTAGAAGCTTTAATAGGTTCGGCAGTTCAATCAGCTATTAAAAAATCATCTGCATTATTTAAAATGGAAGCTATTAAAAAAGCTATGATTTCTGTTTATGAAGGTGCTTTAAAAACTTTTGCATCTATACCTTTTCCATTTAATATTGCGGCAACTGGTTTAGCAATTGGTGCTGGTATGAAGCTTGTAGATAAAATTAAAGGATTTCAAAAAGGTGGTGCTGTATCAAAAGGACAACCAATTATGGTTGGGGAAAATGGGCCAGAAATGTTTGTACCAAATCAAACAGGACAAATAGAACAATCTGCTAGAGGAACAGGGGGTGGTGCAGTAAATGTTAATTTTAATATCAACACAGTAGATGCTTCTGGTTTTGAAGAATTATTGTTTAGATCAAGAGGAACTATAACTCAATTAATTAATAGTGCTGTTAATGAAAGAGGTAGAGAGGCTTTAATATAATGGCTGGTACATTTCCTATATCTTCTGCTAATTTTCAAACAATGGGTATTCGATCTATCCAAGATACTATTATTTCTAAATCCCAATCTGGTAAAAAATTATCTAGACAAATAGATAATCAAAGATTTGGATTTACTGCTAAAATAATTACAGGAAAACGATCTGACATATATGGAGAACTTATGGCTTTTATAATGAAGCAAAGATCACAAAAAGAAAATTTTACAATAATCCCACCAGAAGTAGAAGATGCTAGAGGTACAGCCTCAGGTATTCCAAATGGAACTGCATCTGCTGGTGCAACATCAATTACATTAGGTGGAACAGGAACAGGAACTTTATTAAGTGGAGATTATATTAAATTTGCTAACCATGACAAAGTTTATATGGTCGTTGCAGATCAATCAGATATTTCTACAGGCACTCTAACTATTGAGCCACCTTTAACTACAGCAGTTTCTTCATCAGATATAATTTATGATAATGTTTCATTTACAGTACATCTTACAAATGATGTTCAAGATTTTGGTACTGTTGGTGCTGACAAAGATGGAAATTTATTATATCAATACGAGTTAGATTTAGAAGAAGCACTCTAATTAATGAAAAAATATAAAATAACCCACAAGATAACTGCCGATTTTATTGCCGAAGTTATTGTGAATGAAGATCAAATAGATGCTAGTATTAACGATCTCAAAGAATATAAGAAACCTAATAGCAAATTCGACTTTACTATGTTAAAAGGTACAGAAAGTGTAACCCAAACTAATTACGAACTATATGACGAGAAGCCTGACAACAGCGATAAAGAACGAACTAGCGACAAATGATATTCGCCCTGTTCATCTTATAACTATTGGTTTTTCCACTCCTATTAATATAACAGATTGTTCTTTTCCACTAACGTCATCAATTTCAGGCTCATCAGTAACCTATTTAGCATCAGATTTTATTATGGGTATTTCAGAATTTTCTGAACAAACTGAATTAAGTAAATCAAGTATTAGTTTAGGATTATCTGGTGCAGATCAAACTTTTATATCTACAGTTTTAAATGAAAATATTACTAACGATACAGTAGATATTTTTAGAGGGTTTTTAGATAATTCTAGTGCTTTAATTTCTGATCCTTTTTTATTTTATAAAGGGCAAATTGAAGGATTTTCTATCGCAGAAAATGATACAGCAAGTACAATTAATTTAAGTATAGTTTCTCATTGGGCTGATTTTGAAAAAAAGAATGGTCGTAAAACAAATAATACATCACAACAAAGATATTTTAGTACAGATGTAGGAATGGATTTTAGTTCTGAAAATGTATTAGATATAAAATGGGGTCGAGAATAATGTTTAATTGGTTTGATAAACTATTAATTAAAATAGCCAAAAAAATATTAAATAGATATGCACCTAAAGATGAGTTTATTGCTTATATTAATAAAGATGAAGAAAAAATATTAAAAAATTTAGGTGGATATGGAAAGCCTGTTAATGAAACAGGTATTAAATCTTTTTTTAATCCTTTTAAAGCTGCAAAAAAAGCTGTTAAAAAAGTTTATAAAACAGCAGTTAAAATTGTTCAAAAAGCAATATCTTGG